TGAAGAAGAGAAGGAATAGTAATGGGAATCCCCATAGTTTATTTTAGAAGCAGCTCTTTCAACTGTCATAGAATGTGCCCTATGCAATATTACATGGAGTACGGTATTGGCTGGAGAGGTTCATCGGGTAAAAAAGCCGATAAAGGCACTATAGTTCATAAGATACTTGAGCTGTGTGCTTTAGCTAAAAAGTCACTTCAGGAAGGGGAGAAAATCTTTAATGATCATGAGATTGGAGAAATTGAGACCGATAACTATGACCCTGAATATCTCAATGAGATAATTGACAGAGTTTACGAATATTATACATCACGACTGCCACACCATAAATGGTTGCCTAGCGATAAGAAACATTGTGTTAAATGGGTATGGAAAATTTTTGATGACCAAGATGGGCTATTCGATCCTAAAAACAGAACTGTTGTTGAGGCAGAACCTCACTT